GGCCGCCCCGCCCGCGTAGCGGCAGGATGGCCTCTGGCCCAGTCTCGCCTACCATCGCCAGCGTAGGCCGCGTAACGATGCCGCCTGCTTGTAGATGCGGTGGACTTGGCGGCCCTAGCGGGCCTCCTGGCTGGCCGTACCCTGGCGGCCCTAGCGGGCCTCCTGGCTGGCCGTACCCTGGCGGCCCTAGCGGGCCCCCTGGCTCGCCGTATCCTGGCGCTGGGCTTGGCGACCCTGCGGGCGTGCCCGCGCCAGTAATCCACCCAAACAGAGCAGATAGAATAGCCCCTATGCCGCCCTCTTTCCATAGTTTGCCGATCTTTTCCAGCCAGTTGTGTATATCTGATATGCCCTTACTAATATCCGTCACAATGGCAAGGAAATCCTGAAAGCCCTTCTGGATAGTAGGCCAGTTCTCGTCAATCCATTTTTTAGTCTTCCGCAGGGCTTCTTTTATCTCCTCAATACGTATGCCGATATCGCGCAGGAAATCCATTGCCTTCTCGCCGAAGACGTACTCGATAAACCCGCCTTTGGGTATGGCTGGAAGCTCAAAGGCCGTACCCAATTCTGCCCCAAAGGGCATTCCCTCTGGCGCTCGCTTGCGGGCTTCTAGAATACCGAAGTAGGCTTCCATCCTGCCGATAAGTTCATTGATCGGCCCTAGTGCCAGCCCCAGTCTTTCCCCTAGCTTTTTCCCTAACTCATCCAGCACCCCAGTTTCCCTAATCTTCAGCAGTATACCAAGCGCCTTCCCTAGCGTTTCAGTAACTTCTTCCACTGCTGGCCCTAAAATCTTTGGCAAGGTGAAGGTGAAAACATCGCCCATCGTGGATTTTAACCCTTCCAGCGTCTTGCTCATGCGATCACTAGCCCCACCAAACTGCGTCTTGGCATAGTCATCAAAAAAGGTCACAAAGTCAGCCCATTTGATTTTGCCCGTCTCTAATGCCTTGTTAAAGTCCTCATGGTCTTTAACCTGAACACCCATCTTTTCGCCAACATAGCGTAAGACATCTTGCAGATCAAAGCCCGCATTGGCAAGCTGGCGAATATCCATTGCCGTCACCTTGCCCTGCATACGTATCTGCATCAAGTTATAGGCCGAACGGTCTAGCTGCTCATTGGTCAACCCTGACCCCGCCGCTACGTCTAGTAGTGCCTGTGTCAGTTTGGTAGATTCATCAGCCGTGAAGCCAAACATCTTAGCCTGCTTCCAGGTAGCCATAACAGTTTCATAAGTATAAGGGGATTTGATGGCGAATGTTGCCAATTGCTCCATGAGCTTGGCCGCTGGCTCACGGGCGGCTTCCAGGGCATCCTTGATAGACATCGCCCCCGTGTAGACCGTTTCCTCAATAGTGGTCAGTTTCGTCTCTTTGGCAGCAAGGGCGTCAATCTCCGCACCAGTCTCAGCTAGTTTCGCCTTCTTTATCGCCAGTTGGGCGGTGTGTGTCTTGACCGTCAGGCCATCCGCGCCCCACTGTGCCGTAAGCTGGCGCAGGTGTTCGGTAAACTCTTGCACCTCGGCGGCCTGCAAGTTATATTCCAGGCGCAATTCGCTTAGCTTGTCCCTTTCTTCTTCTGTCAGACCGACGACCGCCTGGCGTGATACCGTCGTGGCCTTGCCTTTGGCAATCTCCCGCGCTAGCAGGCTCTCTAAAGTCAAGCGCATAGTTTGGAGTGAAGCAGTAGAGGCTAGAGCTTGCGCGGCAATTCCTTGTATACCGCTGGCGATGCGCCCCAGGATGTTAGCGCCCACAAAACTCGACAAGGTAGCGGTGAACGAGCTAAACCAAGACCCGCTGGATTTGTTGACCCCCTCACCTGTACGCCCCAGGCTTTGCAGGCGCGCGTCAGCCTCCCCGCCACGCGTGGCAACAGTCAGGAGGCTACTGGCAACTTTGCCTAGCAGATTAGCCGCCACGACGCCCGCCATTGTCGCCGAAAACTGCCTAAACCAAACGGAACTGGCGCGGTCTACCTTGCCCCCCGTCTGGCCGAGGTTTTTCAGGCGATTGTCAGCGTCTTGGAGAGTGCTTTTGAGTTGCCTCATTCCGGCCTCTAGGCCAGTCACGTCCAACTTGACCGAACCCCAGATCGCGGCTACCTCCGGCATTATCCTTCCTCCCACTGGGGATTGTGTGCGCGGTCTATCGCCCCCAGGACGGTGATGACGTTCAAGGTGTCTATCAGGTCAAGGCTATCTATGTAGGACAGCGTCCAGCCAAACCGCTCCGCTAAGGCTACTCGCCAGTAGTCCCAGGGGAGAGATTGCTCGAAGCGGATTCCGACGTAGATAGCCCTGGCAAGTTTTTTCCGCCTAGCCGCTCCGTCTTCAGGGCGATGTATTCGGTCAGCGCCCCGATCAGAGGCGGCATTTCCTCTATCTGATCCAGGGCGTCGTAGGCGGCCAGGTCGGTGGGGTCGCCTGGAAATTCCCAACTCTCTACGGCCCGCGTGAGTATGATGGCCGCATTGCTGAAGTCGCCCTTGACCGCCTCTTGCCCGAAGTGGTCTATCTTCTCCAAGAGATTCCAGCAGCCTCTAGCCGCCAGCTTCTCCCGGAAGACGACCTTCTTGCCGTTGATGGTGCGTTCCATGCGCTTCCTTCGCTTTTTGCTTCGTGTACCCGCTTTACGTCACCGCCGATGCGAACTGGAAAGACACCGAGATTGCCACGCAGTCGTCAAACGGGATGTCCCGCTTGCGGCTCTTGACGTAGGCATTAGCGACGGTATGCGTGATCGTGCCGTTGGGCTTCCATTGGAACGTGCCCGATGCACCAGGGGCGACCGCCGCCCAGAGTGCCGTGCCCGCCGTGCCCGCCACTTCCAGCAGGTCAAGGTCGGCGCTGCCATCCTTCAGCGTGGCGAGATAGTCGTGGTTAGTGTCGCTGCCCGCCGAGCAGTCCACGAGGTCAGCGTCTTCCGTCGTGGACAGCTTCTTGAACTCCGCTTCCAGGGATGTGCCAGCGAAAGATACAAGCAGGTCTTTTCCAACGTACTTTGGCATCTAGCTATCCTCCTAAGATGAATTGGGATGAATTGAGCCGCCGATGAATCACTGTGATATACGAATCCGGTACACCGCCCCCGCATGACTGACCCGCTCCCCGCTTTCCGTTTCCTCATAGCGGACGTGTCTCTCGCGTCGAATAGAATAATTTACCCATCCGCTTACGGTCAGCGTGGTGTTATGCAGCAGCGTGTCAATGGCCGAGGCGATGCTGCCCGCCGCCGCCATGCCAGAGGCCGACAAGCCTTTCACCTGGTACAGAAAGTCCTCCGAGCGGGTAGGAGTGGCGTTGTCGCTAACTCCGCTCTGTTGACTGAACAAGACGTAGGGAAGGCTGCGCCCCTGCGGGGCAAGGCCGTTGTAAATCAGCGTCCCGCCCAAGAGGGCCGTTAGCGCCGTGCCCGCTGCCAGTTTGCCATACAACCCAACTTCGACCTCGTTCAATACCTTCCCCCTGCGATCTGCCTAAACGATTCCAGGATGCGCCGCTTGGCATACTCCACCGCTGGCGTGATAAAGGGGCGTGGACTCATTTTGCATGTTCCAAATTCTAAGAAAAGGCTATAGAAGGTTGTCGGGCCTACTAAGCCAGTAAACTCGTTGCGCCGCAGCCAGCCGGAGCGGGGGAAGCCCTCATGGTGCGTCTGCCAGGGTTCGCAATGGATAGAGCGTCGCGTCGCCCCCGTCCTGACGGGCACAAGCCGCTGCGCTTCTTCCCGAATCGTCTCGCAGCCTTCCCGTACCGCCCGCTCGGTTGCCTTCGGCAAGCCAGCGATGAGGCGATCCAGGGGCTTGGTATCAATGCGTGTCTGAATGCGAATCATACTACCTTTTTCAGCCCCACCCGCCGTAACGTGCGCCAGGTGTGGTCGGTTTCCGCCGAGGTGACGTAATACGTCACCCCGCCGTAGACTACCCGATCCGCCGCTGTGACGGCCTGATCGTATTTGAGCGACAAGACCCAATCACTGACCTGCGCCAGCTTGCCCCACATGGCCGGTTCGCCCCCGCCGATTACTGGCCCTTGTATGGAATCAAGGCGGCAGGCTACGCTCGTATAGGTATCGGCCCAGGTCGAGATGGGGTTGCCCGTGCTGTCCACCGTCTGAGTGGCGGTCTGTATAGTGCAGGAGTCCGGTAAAAGATCGTCTGCATGGTCACGCATGGCCGCCAGTTCTGCCGTCGTGAGTGTGGGACTCATGGCCGCTCACCCCATTCCGGCGCATCTTCCCGCACCAGATTGACCATCATCGGGGTGGCCTGGCCCTCGTGATACTTGGCTTGCGCCACGCAATGCCGATACCAATCAGAGCGGTCAAGTCGTTGCCCGTCTGCTGAGAAGCTGTAGTAAGCACTAACATTTGCTGCCTTAGTGCGCCAGACCTCGGCTGCCGCTTGGTGAACGTCGTAGCTTCGCCCTGTGAGGTATAGCACCGTACCCACCTGGTCGGTGGTAAAGCGAATGTAGCCGTCCCAGTAATTGGCCGTCCAGGTGGACGTGGCACGGGCATCGCCGTTAGAGTCCTCGACCAGAAAGACCGCCGTGCCCCCATCGGTTAGCTCGAAGTGGCGATATTTGCTAAAGTAATCGTAGTAGTAGGATGTGCCGCCCGTTCTCTCTGGGATGTATGCTAATTCCTCGCGCCGGACGTAGGTTCTGTGCCGATCCAGGACGGCTTGCAGTTGGTCATCGCTCCAATAGGTGACGCCAGCGAGGCTATAATCTGTGCTCCCCACCTGCGCCCAACTTCGCATCAGAGCGATCAGGTCGGTCATTGTGGAACGTGCCATTTCCCCTCCTATCCCAGCCCCGCCGCCTGGAACTGCGCCAGGCTCAGCTTGTGCAGCGTGCAAAGCCCCTGGCGCACCTCCCCGGCGCTGACGCCGGTCAGGGCATCGTCCACGTCCTTGCTCTTGCGCCCCTTAGCCTTTAGGAAGGCTTTGATCTTGTCCTTGTCCTGCTTGCGCTTCTTCGGCTTCTTTTCGCCAGCCTTGACCGCCTGCCCCGCTACCAGTGCCCCGCCCTCTTCGGCCACGTCCTCTACGTAAGCATAATCCTCAGAGGCGGCCATGGCGTCCAGGGTGTCTTCGCTGGAATCCACCATGACCAGCACGGTGACATCCGGCGCATAAGACACGCAGACGAAGCCGCCGCGCCGCACGCCGTTCACCGTATAGTAAAGCTGCGGGTCGCCTTTGGCCGATGGGGTGACATCCCCCAGCAGCCCAACGTCCCCATTCCCCACATCCGCCGTCCAGGGCGGGAGCTTCGGCGCGTCACCGGACATCGTGGTCAAGAAAATCGCCCTTGCCATCTTGCCTCCTCATCGCATCTGTGCTATAATGTCCCCTGGTCAAGCGGCGCTGTGGTGAGAACACAGGCACGAGCCCGATAAGTGGTGCAAGGGGACGTTAAATAGCACACTCCGCTTAGAAACCGGTAGAAGGGGCCTTGTCCCCAGGCTGTCGCCCAGCCAATGCTCGGAGCGGGTAGTCTTGGGCGATAGTGTAGAGCACAAACCAGGTTGGAATCCTGGCCGCTTGCCCTCTCCCGTTTTTCCTCTAGCTTCCTCTGGAAGACTTCTCCGATTGGCAGCCACGCCCTGGCTGATTCTTGCCTCTTGCTTCCTGCCTCTTGCTTCCTGCCTCTTGCTTCCTACATCGCATCCAGGGCGCTGTACTCGTTGCCATTGCCCCTGGCCATGAGCAGCAGATTGTCCAGCGTCGTGCTCAGGCCGCAGTTGGCATACAGACCGTGCAGCGTATTGCTGATGATCCCCGCATCGCTGATCGTGCTCGTGCTGCCTACCTTCGCCCCATTGTAGTACAGCGTATAGCTCGTCCCGTCCTTCACCACCCGCAGCGTCGCCCCGCTGGAATAAGTCGCCGCCGCCGAGATCACGGTTGTCCACACCCCGGCCACACATTTAGCCAGCACCGCATTCGTGCCATTGTGATAGCCGACTACGAAGTTGGCCGGACTGACCGCCGAGTCCAGGTTGAGCACCAGCCCCGCCTGTTTCTGCGCCAATACGACCACGTCTACATCCGCGACCACGTTGGCCGATCCGGCGACCACGCTGGCCACCTGGGAAGACAGCGCCAAAGAGCGGTACACCTGGCCGGTGGTAGCCGTTTT